CAGATGATTTGCCAATGATGAAAGCCGTAATAGAGGACTACATCTACGACAAGACAGGTAAACGAGTGAAGATAGTGTTTGACGATGCTTTTAAAATCAGGCTACATGCTCAGATGTTGACGAATGCATATGCTTACGTCATGCGTGTACACTACAAAAACAAGGATTAATCGTTAAGTAAATATGGAAGTTAAAATAAACGTACCAACTTCATTAAATGAAATACCACTAAAGCACTATCAAGAGTTTTTGAACGTGCAGAAAGGTAGCAACGATGAGGAGTTCATTGCTCAAAAGATGATTGAGATTTTCTGCGGTATCCGTTTGGCTGATGTTGCTAAGATTAAGATGACATCACTCAACGAAATGGTAGTGCATTTCACAAAACTATTCTCAGCAAAGCCTGAATTTAAGCAGACGTTCAAGATAGGAGATATTGAGTTCGGGTTCATTCCAAATTTAGAGGAGATTACTTTCGGTGAGTATGTAGATTTGGAGAATCACTTACAGGATTGGGAAAGCTATCATAAAGCTATGGCAGTTATGTACAGACCTATCAAAACACGAAAGGGAGATAAGTACCAAGTACAAGACTATAAACCAAACAAGGACTATCAGGAGTTAATGTTATTCGCTCCATTGGATGTGTGCATTTCAGCATCGGTTTTTTTTTACAATTTAGGAAACGAGTTACTGACGGCTACCCTGAACTATTTGGAGAAGAACTTGAAGAAGGACAAGAGCCTGTCAACGACTTTAGCGAAACAACTCAATTTGCCAAACGATGGGGATGGTATCAGTCAATATATGGACTCGCTAAAGGAGATGTTACAAAGTTCGATGAGATTACCAGACTTCGACTTACTAAATGTCTCACATATCTCACCTTCGAGAAGCAAAAAAACGAAATCGAAAGAAGACAATTTGAAAGACAACTAAGAAGATGACAGGATTTTACACTATAACTGAAGCGATGCAGACACATTTTAATAATGATGTGTTAGTAAATACAGTTACGGAAGGCGATATTTTTGAAGTAGACTTAAACAAGCAAACTATCTTCCCGCTTGTACACGTTATGATCAATAATGCCACTTTTGAAACAAACGTGGTACGATTTAACGTGAGCCTGATTGCGATGGACATCGTGAACATAACAAAAGACGAAACCACTAATATCTTTAGAGGAAATAACAACGAACAAGACGTTCTAAATACACAGTTAGAGATTCTCAATAGAGCATATGCACAAATGCTTCACGGAAATATGTGGGATTCAGCTATCGTTGTAGATGGCAATCCTACTTGCGAGCCTTTTACAGAACGATTCGAAAACTATTTAGCGGGTTGGACAATGACTTTTGATGTACTTATTCCTAATGATGTTACAATTTGTTAATGAAACAGACGGAAGTACAGAAGGAGTTAGAGCGCTTTAGAGACTATGTAATTAGTCAAGCTAAACGCAACCTTGTAAAACTTAAAAAGAACTCATCTAAGAAGCTTTACAACTCTATTGGTGGCAGGGTTAAATCAAGCCCGAACTCATTTGAGATGGAGTTTTGGATGGAGGACTACGGATTGTATCAAGACAAAGGTGTTAATGGATTAAAAATTAAACACGGCTCAGAGTTCAACTTCAGAAAAGGAAAGCCAAATGCTCAGATGATTTCATCTTTGGATAAATGGATTAGAAGAAAAGGTCTATCTCCACGAAATTCAAAGGGTAAGTTTGTAAATCGCAAGAACTACAAATTTGCACTCGCACGAAGCATTTTTAACAAGGGAATTGCAAGAAGCCTATTCTTTACAAAACCTTTTGAGGATGCTTACAAGAAACTTCCTGAAACGCTTGTAGAAAAATACGGACTTGATGCCGTGAAATTATTTAACGACACTTTTTACCAATTAGAAAATGGCTAACATAAATGCACGGAGTCCATACATCGTAACAATAAACGAAACAGGACAAATAGAAACTAAATTAGAAATCTATCTTTGGAATGGAACAGGCTCAATGCCTACTTCACCTTCTTATACATTAAGTAAGATGATTCCATCTTCTAATAATCCTGCAACTTATTACGATATTGCACCTTACATCCGTGAGTTTATTGATCATGACGCATTACAAACTGTTACTACTTCGATAAGTGCTACTCCACAAGCACAATGGTGTAACGTAGGACTAAAACTATATAAGAAAATTACTACTTCATTCATCCAAGTAGGCGCAACTCAGACGCATTACGGATTAGATGGCTACGGATATTTTGCTGAGGGTTATAATCCTGCATTAGGAAACTACCTGCTAACCTCAGGAACTTACGAATACAACTACAATTTGAGTGGTGAGTATGGGTGGTTAAGTATTTTCACAGGCTCAGGAAACTCGGTTAAATACACGAACTTAGTTTCAGGTGCTACACAAACAACAGGACTCACTAATAACGTGTGGAGAGATATACCACGAGTTTATTCTTTGTATGCTGCTGACGGAAACAGATTAGACATCATTGACGGAAGTTCAAACGTGCTATTCACGGCTACTTTTAAACCAAAATCAGAGTGCAAATATACTCCAGTGCAGATAGACTTCGTAAATAAATACGGGGCATGGCAACGACAATGGTTTTTCAAAGCAAGTTACAACACGTTAAACGTAGAAGGAAACGAATACAATTTAATGCCAAGTAGATTTCCTAACTATAACATTTTAGAAGGACAACGAGAGGTATTCAATTTAAACGGAAAAGAATCCATCAGGGTAAACACGGATTGGGTTGACCAATCATTCAGCGAAGTAATTAAAGAGATGATGCTTAGTGAACGAATCTTAATTGATAAAAAGCCAGCTAAACTCAACTCGAAGTCAACAGAGTTATTCAAGAGCATAAATACGCACATGATTAACTATCAATTAGAATTTGAATACGCATATGACGTTATTAATTCCGTAGTTTAATGAGAAAAGTACAACTATACATTGAAGGTGACCGAATTGAGTTATTCAATGACGAGCAGATACAAGTTACAAGTTCTATTCAGAACGTACAAGACATTTCAAAGACTTACACGGACTTTTCACAAGGTTTTACTGTACCTGCTTCAGACGTCAACAATGCGTTCTTTCAGCATTGGTATAATTCAGATATCGACTTTACCACCGACAACAATCTACGCAAAGACGGATATTTAGAACTTAATCTAACTACATTTAGAAAAGGAAAAGTACAATTAGACGGAGCGGTAATCAAAGAAGGAAATCCCGAAAGCTACAAGCTAACTTTCTACGGAGAAGGAATCACCCTAAAAGATACATTCGGTGAAGACTTGATTAGCGACTTAGACTTTACTGACTTAGCTTATGACTACACAAGTGCTGAGATACTCGATAGAATCATTGACAATACGAATGCTTACGATGTCAAGTACCCTCTAATCACTTCAAATAGACTTTGGGAGTATCAAGCTATTCCATTGCCTGCTGCGTTACCCAATTGGTTAACTGCTGTTCTTACTTCAAATGATATTCACACGACATCAGGTGCGATAAATAAAGACGAACTATTCCCTGCGGTTAGGGTTCGAAGCATATTTAAAGCTATTGAAGTAAAGTATGGCATTTCTTTTCAGGGTGCTTTCTTAGATGACGAGCGTTTCACTAAATTATTCTTGTGGTTTAAAGCGAAAGAAAGTTTAATCACAACTTCTTATGCTCACCAACTTTCAGTCAGTTCAATTACCCCCACTTTCACGAATTATGACCTTAGTGGTTATGTGGATGGACTGACAAATACAATTACAATCGAAGAGCTTGCTGGTGTACTTACGCACCGAATAGATTTCGAGGTATTGTCGACTACTTCCTCTGATGATTACTATATCGATATACTACAAAACGGAAACTTATTAAGCACAATCGTAGGAAGTGGTACTGGTGTTTACTCTATTGCAAACATCACACAAACGGCAGGTTTAAATACTACCTATTCAATTCAAATACGTACATCAGGAAGCAACGTAATAACTTCTGAAACACGATACAATGTAGATTACATTACTTCGGGATCAATCCAAACAGACTATGTTACAATTGCGCATGACCCATTAACACTTAACCTTCAAGTTAACTTATCGGCAAACGCACCAATTATGAAGATAGGCGAGTTTGTCAAAGGTATCATGTTGATGTTTAACATGACAATCTACTCTGTAAAAGATAACGAGTATTGGATTGAGCCGTTAGACGATTGGTATTCAAAAGGCGCAGTCGTAGACATCTCTGAATACACGGATGTAAATACAATTGAGCATACACGAATGCCATTGTACAAGAAGATAAGTTTTAAGTTTCAAGATTCAGAATGCTTTTTAAACAAGCAATTCTCACAGACTTATAACAGAAACTACGGAGACACGACATATCAATACAATTACGATGGTGGCGAATTTATAGTCGAAGTACCTTTCGAGAATCTACTACAAACAAAATACAACGGAACACAAATGCTTCAAGTAGGATATGCGTTAAACAACGAGTTTGCTCCGTATATTCCTAAGCCTGTTCTTTTGTATCAATATGACAATGAGACGTGCGATTTTAAATTCGCTAACGATGGTGGAGGACATACAACGGTAACCACTTATACTCCATTCGGTCAAGACTTAAAATACAACTCGCAAGATTGGACTTTAAACTTTTCACCTGAAACAAGTACGATTTTAGAATACCCGATTCAAAATACAATGTTTGCTTCGTACTATTTTAGCTACTTGTACAACTTGTATAATCTAAAGCAACGACTAATCAACGTAAAGACGAAGCTACCTATTTCATTAATTACAGGGCTTCAGTTAAATGACAGGTTGATCATTAGAGATAGACGATACATTATCAATGAAATGAAATCAAACCTAACAACTGGTGAGGTAGACTTTCAATTGATTTTAGACTTCAGACCAATAGTAAACTCTACGAATCCAAATCCTAAAGTATTAACTGAAGGAGGTTGCATTGAATACACTATCAATTTACCAAACGGAGCGATTAACGCTGAGTTATCTTGTAGCAATCCTGACGTCACTTTTAGTCCTAATCCGATAGAACACTCCACAATGGTTTCAATATGCTTACCAAGTGGAGATAACACAGTATATACAATTGTCGTTATATATACATACGCTAACGGAAGTCAGTCGCAAGAAACTTTTTACATCTACCAATGATAAAACAAATAGTCGCAATGCTTCAATTAGATGACTTCTATGGAGAGTCTAAGTTGATTGATATAGCCAAAGGAAAACACGAATTAAACACGTCTATGAAGAAAGCGTGGAAACAAGCAAAACGTGAATTAAAAGCAAAAAATGGCAGAAACTAAAACTATAAACTTAGAAGTCGAAACTAACTTAGGTTCGCTAAAATCACAACTTCGCCAAGCACAAGCAGAAGTCGCTGCTATGGCAGACAAGTTTGGAGTTACATCCGAGCAAGCAGCATTAGCCGCAAAAAAAGCAGCAGAATTAAAAGATAGAATTGCAGACGCTAAAGACTTGACCGATGCGTTTAACCCTGACGCTAAGTTTAACGCTTTATCACGTTCAATTGGAGGAGCATTAGATGGATTCCAAGCATTTGAAGGAGCATTAGGTTTGGTAGGAGTAGAATCTGAGAGCCTACAAAAAACACTATTGAAAGTTCAGTCAGCAATGGCACTTTCACAGGGTATTCAAGGAGCGTTAGAAGCTAAAGATTCATTCATTCAGTTAGGTTCAGTAGTTAAAAATGCCTTCATGGGCATGACTACTGCTTCTAAAATCTTTATGACTACTGGTATTCTTGCTTTAGTCGGAGTCGTTGTGTATCTAACGACTGAAGTAAAAGCAGTTACAAGAGCGTTTGAAGACTTTACTGATTGGTTAGGATTCACAGACAATGCAGCTAAACGAACTGCAAAAGCAATTGAGGATTCAAACAAGAAAATTGCTGCTTCAAATGATCGAATGGTTGAGTCTAATAAAAGACGAGCAGATTCTACTGCTGCAATGTATGACCATGAAATTAGAATGGCAGCTATCGCAGGAAAAGATACGACCAAACTTGAAATTGAAAAGAGCCAGAAACTTTCGCAACAAGCACAAGAGCGTTACAATATTGCTTTAGATGAATATAATAAATTACAAGGTCAAAATACAAAAGCAGCAACAGAAAGACGAAGACAATTAAAGGAACAACTTGAAACCGAACGAAACTTCATTAAAGCTGAAAGATATGCAAGAGAAGAAGCAAGAGCGCAAGATGCAGCAGACAGAAGAGAAGAAGCATTAAGACTTAAAGAAGAGCGTGCCAAAGAAAAGAAAGAAGAAATAGATTTAAATGCTTTAGGAGAATTTACAAAGTTAGAAACTCAAAAAGCATCAATTGACAAAACTTTAAAGTTTCAAGAATTAGAAAAACAAGGTCTTGTAGGAGTTCAAGAAGTAAGGGAAAATATTTGGAAGCGTGAACAAGAAATTGCCGCTGCAAAAAAGAAAGCACAAGAAGATGCTTTAACTGCAACTGCTGATACTTTAGGACAAATATCAGATTTATTTGGAGAGCAAACTGCGGTTGGTAAAGTCGCTGCAATTGCACAAGCTACTATATCAACTTATCTATCTGCCCAAAAAGCATACGACTCAACTATTGGAGTTCCAGTTGTAGGGCCTGTACTTGCACCTATTAATGCAGGTTTAGCAATTGCAGCAGGTATTAAAAATATCAAAGCCATTACGGCGGTACAGACACCAAATGGTGGTGGTGGCGGAGGTGGAAACATTAGCAATTCATTTTCAGGTAGCGCAGCGCAAGCACCAAATTTCAACGTAGTAGGCAACTCAGGATTTAATCAACTTGCACAAATCCAACAACAACCTATTCAAGCCTATGTAGTGAGTGGTGAAGTAACATCTGCTCAGGCATTAGATAGGAACAGGGTTAAAAATGCAACATTGTAACACAAAATCGTTTTTTAAACATGGATATTTTAGAACTAATTATTGACGAGAAAGACATGAATGGCGGTATCAACGCTGTTTCTGTCGTTCATTCTCCAGCCATTGAGGAGAACTTTATAGCACTATCTAAACACGAAGTAGAACTCAAAGAAATTGATGCTGAGAAACGTATTTTAATGGGTGCTGCTTTGATTCCTAACAAAAAAATCTACCGCAGAAATGGAGAGTATGAATTCCATATCTATTTTTCAGAGAATACTGTTCGAAAAGCTATGGAGTTATTCTTCAAAAAAGGTAATCAAAACAACGCTACTTACGAACACAAAGACGAATTAAACGGAATGTCAGTTGTAGAGTCTTGGTTAATTGAAGATTCTGAATGCGATAAAAGTAAACTATATGGATTTAACCTACCAAAAGGAACTTGGATGATTTCTATGAAGGTAGATAATGACGAGGTGTGGAACGATGTTAAGGAGGGTAAAGTAAAAGGATTCTCTATTGAGGGTTACTTCGCTGATAAGATGCCCAACTCACCACGAGAAGAACAAGAAAAACATGAAATTATTAATCAACTAAAAGAATTACTTAAATAATATGGCAAAGTTTAAAACACCAAGTTTAGCAAGTCCTAAGTCAGGATCAAGAAGAGGATGTCTATGTGAAGACGGAACATACTCAACTAAATGTTGTGATGGTAGTCTACAAGCACAAGGAGTAGGAAGTACAACAGGAAATGGAACAGATACAGTTACTAAAACCGAAAGCAACGGAGTCCGTGTTATTGTACGTCAAAACGGATAAAAATACAACACATAAAATCTAAATCGTTATATACACATGAACACACAAAAATCTATCTATAACAAACTTTTTAAAGAAGAAGCTACCGAGCTTGCTTCTCACGAGGTTAATTTAGCCTCTTTAGATATGGTTAAAGCTATGACTCAAGATTCTTTAGCACTGTATAAAAGAGGTCAAGAATACGCCAAAGAAATGGAAGCATTCATTAAAAAATCTCGCGTACTTAATGCTGAAGCAGATGCTTTAAGTAAAGGACTTGAAAAAGAACTTAACGAATTTGAAAAACAAGCTAAAGATTTAGGTTTAAATGTATCTACTTTGCCCGAATTTAAAAAAGCAGTTGATTCTTTAGGACCGTTAGACAATATCTTTAAAATGACTCAACGATTTAAATAAAAACAAATGAACGAAAAATCAATCTTAAACAAAGTCCGCACACTTCTTGGAATGGAAGTGAAATTGGAAACTATGATGCTTTCAGATGGAGTATCAACTCTTGAAGCAGATTCTTTTGAAGCAGGTCAACCTGTATTTATCCTAACTGAAGACGAACAACGCATTGCTTTGCCTGTTGGTGAGTATGAGTTAGAAGATGGTCGTATCTTGGTAGTAGTTGAAGAAGGCGTTATCTCTGAAGTTAAAGAAGTAGCAGAAGAACAAGAAATGCCTGAATCTCCTGAAATGGAAGTCCCAACTGAAGCATCTACTGAAGAAATGGCACAAGAGCCTACTGCTCCACAAGCTAAGAAAATCGTTGAGTCTATTACTAAAGAGTCTTTCTTTAGCGAAATAGAAGAACTTAAAAAAGAAAACGAAGAGTTAAAAGCACAACTCGCATTATCAACTGAAGTTGCAGAAGAAGTCGCACCTGTTGAATTAAGCGAAGAGCCTAAACCAATCGCATTTAATCCTGAGAATGAATCACCACGTGAATTTATGAAAATCGGTAAAAACGCAGGTCGTTCAACAATGGATTCAATCTTTGAAAAATTAAACAATATTTAATAACTAACTAAAAATCAATTAATTATGGCTACTACAACCTCGATTACCACTTCGTATAGTGGAGATTTTGCTGGTAAGTACATCGCAGCAGCTTTGTTGTCTGCACCAACATTAGACAAAGGCGGTATCACCGTTATGCCTAACGTAAAATACAAGCAAGTCATCAAACGTGTTGCTACTGACGGAATCGTTAAAAACGCAACTTGTGATTTTGATCCTACATCAACTATCACATTGACTGAGAAAGTTCTTCAACCTGAGTCTTTCCAAGTTAACTTGCAACTTTGTAAATCTGACTTCCGTTCAGATTGGGATGCTATTCAAATGGGTTACTCTGCATTCGATACATTGCCTAAATCTTTCTCTGATTACCTTATCGCTTATGCTGCTGAAAAAGTTGCTGCTGGTATGGAGTCTACAATTTGGCAAGGTGTTAACGCAACTGCAGGTGAATTTGCGGGTATCATGACGCAATTGACTACTGATGCTGCCCTTCCTTCAGGTCAAGAAGTTGCTGGTACAACTGTTACTGCTTCTAACGTAATCGCTGAGCTTGGTAAAATCGTTGATGCTTGTCCTGCTGCTCTTTACGGAAAAGAAGACCTTACATTGTATGTATCTAACAACATCTATCGTGCTTATGTACGTGCATTGGGTGGTTTCGCTGCTTCAGGTGTAGGTGCTAATGGTTACGACAACAAAGGTACAAACCAAGTAATTGATGCTTTATACTTCGATGGTGTTAAAGTATTCATGGCTAATGGTCTTGCTTCCAACACTGCATTGCTTGCTCAAAAATCTAACCTTTATTTTGCGACTGGTCTACTTTCGGATTTAAATGAGGTGTCTGTCATAGACATGTCTCCAATTGACGGATCTCAAAATTGCCGCGTGGTAATGCGTTTCACCGCTGATGCGAAATATGGTTTTGCTTCTGACGTTGTTACTTACGGAATCACTAACTCTGCTAACTAATCTTAGCTAACTTAATTAACGAGGGAGGGGTTAACGCTCCTCCCTTTTTTATAACATTTAAAATATAAAAATATGTCTTGTGAAATCGCAAACGGGCGTCTTGAGCCATGTAAAGATAGTGTAGCAGGTATTGATGCTATCTATTTTGTTAACTTCGGGGATTATACAGGTATCACTTATGATGGTACTAATGGTGACGTAATTGATTCAGTTTCAGGAGTATCCAGCTTATATAAATACGAACTCAAAGGAACTAACTCTTTTGATCAAGTGTACAACTCATCTCGTGAGAACGGAACTACTTTCGCTGAGCAAACGCTTACCGTTACTCTTAAAAAACAAGATGCTACAACTCACAAAAACGTGAAATTGTTAGCATATGGGCGACCACACATTATCGTTAAGAACCGCAACAACCAATTCTTCTTTGCAGGTTTAGAACACGGAATGGAAATCACTACTGCAGGTGCGGTAAGTGGTACTGCAATGGGTGACCTATCGGGTTATAATTTAACTTTTGTTGGCACAGAAAAAATATTTGCCAATGTAATTGATGTAACGACTGAAACAGGATTAGCTACTGCGTTTGGTGGTGCTACTATCGTAACTGCATAACACTTTTCTTCATAGCGTGAAAGGGGAGGCTTCGGTCTCCCTTTTTTATTTAAAACACCTTTGTCCGTCTTTCGTTATATAGTTATGATTGTACTAACTACATCTACATCCGCACAGACGTTCTCATTCATTCCTCGTGATGGATTCGATACAATGATTATAACGGATGACCAAATAAACACACCAACAACCGTAACAATTGATTCTTCAACTCAAGGGGATTACGTAAACACGATTACTGCATCTTTTAATTTAACTGAAGGACATTTTTACGACTTAGTTCTAAAAAAAGGAACATCAATCGTATATAAAGACCGAATCTTTTGTACTGACCAAAATATCGTTAATTTTTCTGTTAATGCTGGTCAATACACTTCAAATACAACCTCTAACACTTACATAGTATATGAGTAATAACGTACACGTACTTAACCTATCTGCCTACACTACACCTGTGATTCAAGAATCAAAGCGTGATGCTTGGGTAGAATATGGTTCTGACAACAATGCTTATCAGTTCTTGATTGACCGATACACGAACTCAACGACAAATAACGCAATCATTAATAATATTGCTCGCCTAATTTACGGAAAAGGACTCTCAGCAACAGACTCAAACAAAAAGCCGAATGAATATGCTCAAATGATGAGCTTAATTTCAAAAGATTGCTTGCGTAAGATTGTATTTGATCGTAAGCTATTCGGTCAGTTTGCTATCCAAATACACTACAACGACAAACACGATAGAATACTAAAGGCTTATCACATTCCTGTGAATTTGATTCGTGCTGAGAAGTGTAATAAAGACGGAGAAGTTGAAGGTTATTACTACTCTGATAATTGGTCAGACGTTAAGAAGTTTCCGCCTCAACGATTCCCAGCGTTTGAAACATCAAACGAAAAGATTGAGATTCTATTCTCAAAGCCTTACGCAGTAGGATTGAAGTATTATGCTTTTCCTGACTATCAAGGTGCGTTGCCTTACGCTCTACTTGAAGAAGAGGTATCCGATTACTTAATAAACGAAGTTCAAAACGGATTCTCAGGAACGAAAGTCGTAAACTTTAACAACGGAATCCCTACACAAGAACAACAAGAAATTATATCTAATAAAGTTCTCGGTAAGTTGACAGGTTCTAAAGGTCAGAAAGTAATTATCGCTTTCAATGACAATATGGACACACGAACAACTGTTGATGATATTCCATTAAATGATGCACCTGAACACTATACTTATTTGAGCGAAGAGTGTATGCGTAAGATTATGTTAGGACATAACGTAACATCTCCGCTTTTATTTGGTGTTGCTTCTACAAATGGATTTAGTTCTAACGCTGATGAGTTACAAAATTCATTCGTGTTATTCAATAACATGGTGATTAAGCCTTTCCAAGAGGAGATTTTAGATGCTATTGACAAGATTCTTGCATTTAACAATATCTCTTTAAACCTATTCTTCAAGACTCTAAAGCCTTTAGAGTTCGTTGATTTGGAAAATGCAATGACTACCGAACAAGTACAAGAGGAAACAGGTACAGATGGAACTAACTTGAGTTCTGACTTAGATAATTCTATTGCAGAGGCACTAATTGAGTGTGGTGAAGAGCCTAACGCTGATTGGCTTTTAATAGATGAATTTGCAGTTGACTATGATAATGATGATTTAGAGAATGAAATGCTCTCTAAAGAGCCTAAAAGCACCTTATTATCGAAAGTATACAACTTTGTGACCACTGGAAGTGCTAATCCAAATGCTAAATCAGAACAAGATGAAGTAATTGATGGAGTAAAATTCATCACTCGCTATGTTTATGCAGGTGAAACAAGTGCTAAATCAAGACCATTTTGTCAAAAAATGATGGGCGCAGCTAAAATCTATCGTAAAGAAGATATCTTACGAATGGGCAACCAACCTGTAAATGAAGGATGGGGTGCTAAAGGTGCTGCTACATATGACATTTGGAAATTTAAAGGAGGAGGAAACTGCCATCATCGTTGGAACAAACAAGTATATGCAAGTTTTGAAGGTGTAGGTATTGACGTTAATTCACCGAAAGCAAAACAAATTGCAGGTTACAAAGCAGAGAAATATGGTTACAAGATCAAGAATGATGCTTTAGTTTCTAAAAGACCTGTTGATATGCCTTACAATGGCTTTTTACCTACTAACCCTATTTACGGCAAATAATGGCAACTGCACTACTTATAACTCGAGATGATTTAGTTCGTTTTACCGCAACGAATGGTAACGTAGACACTGATAAGTTCATCCAATTCATTAAAATCGCTCAAGACACACATATTCAAAATTTCTTAGGCACTAAACTACTTGAGAAAATCCAATCAGATATAGTCGCAGGGACGCTCACTGGTAACTACGAATCACTTGTAGAAAACCTTGTAAAGCCTATGTTAATTCATTGGGCAATGGTTGAGTTTTTACCATTTGCAGCATACACAATCGCTAATAAAGGAGTCTATAAGCATTCGTCTGAGAATAGCGAGAAAGTAGAAAAAAACGAAGTAGACTATTTAGTCGAAAAAGAACGTCAAATCGCACAACATTATACTGAGCGTTTTACTATGTACATGAGTTTTCATCGTGATTTATTCCCTGAATACAACACAAATGTAAACGAACAAATGTACCCTGACACAACTAACAATTATAGCGGATGGTTCATCTAAAGAAAGCAAGACCTAAAGGACTTAAATACACGCCAAAGGCAAAGAACATTGAAAAGTTAATCATTTATCTAAGTAAACAAGAAAATGGCAAATAGTAACGGGTGGGGAGACGGAGCAGCCAACAACGCAATAGGTTGGGGACAAGGTGCTAACAATAACATCGGGTGGGGTGATTCACACGCTAAATCTTGGGCAGGTTCTACCGACATCGTAGGGCTTACTACTGATTCAGATGCTCAGGCTTTTATTACGGCAGCAGGAATTACAGACGCTACTCAAAAGAGTGCTATTGATACTTTAGTTAAGGGATTAAAGTCTGATAACATTTGGACTAAAATGAAGGCGATTTATCCTTTTGTTGGTGGAACTGCTACAACTCACAAATACAACCTTAAAGATCCACGTGATTTAGACGCTGCTTTCCGATTAGTATTCAACGGAGGTTGGACGCACTCAAGTAATGGTGCTACTCCTAATGGAACAAATGGATATGCTGATACGAAGTTGAATGCGAATACAAACTTAACTAATGGTAATTTCCATTTATCGTTTTATTCCAGAACAAATAGTACATCAGGTTTATTTTCAGCAGAGATGCTATTGTTAAGCACTTATATTTCCTCAGGGTGGGTTAACTTGAGAACGAATAATAAAGTTTCAGGAACTGCAGGAGTTACATTTGGAGACGATGTAACTGAAGCAGCTTACGCATCAAGTACAACTTCAGGTTTTATGGTAGGAACGGAAACATCTAATTCATTAAGAAAAGTATTTAAAAATAATTCATTATTAGTTCAGAATACTACAACTTCAACTACTGCAATAACAAGTTCAAATATTGCTTTATCAGGTTCGTCAGTAAGCAGCTATTCAGCCAATCAAGCTGCATTTATTTCAATTGGAGATGGCTTACTTGATTCAGAGGCATCTGCATTGTATAATCGCGTACAAACGTTCCAACAATCTTTAAATAGAGCCGTGTAATGAAACTAACAGATATCACAACAGAAGACCTTACAACCTTAGTCGGATTATTGACTGAGGTGCAGAAAGACGAATTAGTAGGAGTTTACTACGCTCCTGATTCTATCTACAATCCTATTCAAGATATAGATGATAATTGGGTTATCTCAGTAGAAGAAATGGAACACACTACTAATCCTGACACTATGTGGGTTAAAGACCTTGAACTAATCGAGTATAAACCGAAACCTACTCCTTCTCCTTTCTAATGAAAACTAAACTCTCTCTTTTTGTATTTGCTTCACTTACTATTCTTACTCCTGTAAAGCCTTTAGTTCTTATTGCAGTAGCTTCAATTATTCTTGATACGTGTTTTGGTATTTGGAGAAGCGTAAAGAAAAACGGATGGAAGTCAATTCGTTCACGTAGACTTTCACACACGATTTCTAAGAGCCTTTTGTATAGTGGTGCGATAGTATTTATATTCTTCTTAGAAAAATTCGTCATAGCTGATATTTTAGGTCATTTCATTTCGATTGAATTACTACTTACAAAGGCATTTACTTTCTTTTGTGTTTACACAGAAATCAAAAGTATCAATGAGAGTTATTTTTCAGTTACTGGAGTGAATGTATGGGATAAGTTTATTACGTTTGCTAAACGATCAAAAGAAACTTTAGAGGATTTAAAATAATGGATGTAATCATAAAAAAATACGTAGCGTTCACCAAGAAGTGGGAAGGTGGATTAAGTAGAGATAAGTCTGATTCTGCTTCGTCTTTTCCTTGTCCTACACCATATCAAGGTAAAACAGGATGGCATACAAACGCAGGTATCACTTATGGTGTATGGGTGGAGTTCTACGGACATGATAACGATGCTGAGTTCTACAAAATGACGGATGAAAATTGGTTTCGTGTTTTCAAAAGAGGCTATTGGGATGGCGTTAGAGGTGATGACTTCTATTCACCAAACATCGCAATCATAGTTACGGGCATGGCATGGGGTTCAGGAGTGCGTCAAGCAGTAAAATCTTTGCAAGTTGCTATCAACCATTGCGGAGTACATTGCAACATTGACGGGTTAATTGGTCGACAAACATTGGCTTGTGCTAACTCAATAGACCCACGTAAACTTTTCGATGCTATTGCTAACGAAAGAGAAAGATTCTTCTATTCAATCGGAGTAGGTAAAAACGCTAAATTTCTTCAAGGATGGATAAACAGATTAAACGACTATCGCTCTACATTTCGACCTTAATTATTTTAGGTTCGTGTTCAGCTAACTACCACCTACGCAAAGCAATCAAGAAAGGCTATAAATGCGATGAGGTTGCCGATACAATTCAAATAACATCTATTGACTCAATTCCGTACGTTTTAAGGGACTCTATTGCTTGGGAGAAGGTATTAGTCCAAAAAGATACAATAATTCGTTACAAGCGCTCTTTCGTACCTAAAACACGATTTGAAACACGTATCGAATACAAAATAAAACGAGATACCATAAGAATGATTCAAAAAGTAGAGGTATCTAAATATAAAACTGAAAAACATAAGAATGTAAAACCTAACATTTTATTATTAGTTTTGGGTTTTGTTATAGGAATGTTTACGCACTTCCTATTCAAGAATTTTAAAATCACACTATGAAACAAACACGCTATCGCTTAAAATCAGATGAGGTAGAAATCATCGAACAATATAGAGCGATAAAACAAGAAGCTAACTCACTTGGGTTAGATGACAAAGATGTAAAACACGGGTGGATAAAAAACAAGTCAGCTTCGTTATTCTTTAAGAATCCAAACTTTAATGGACAACAAGACAAGTTTAACGAGTTTAAAGATGAGTTGATTAAGTCCATTGCAGAGCATTCTCCGTCTTATCCTACGATTACACGAACCCCAAGTAAAGAAGGGCATCTATTAGTAATTGATCCTGCTGACGTTCATATCGGTAAGCTATGCGATTCATTTGAAACTGGAGAAGATTACAACTCTCAGATTGCGGTACAACGTGTTTTAGAGGGTGTACAAGGAATTTTAGATAAGTCATCAGGATTTAACATAGATAAGATTCTATTTATTGGTGGTAACGATATTCTACACATTGACTCACCAAGACGAACTACAACCTCAGGAACTCCACAAGACACCGATGGAATGTGGTACGCTAATTTTCTAACCGCAAAACAATTATATGTTGAAATACTTGAAAAACTTATTGCTTTGGCTGACGTGCATTTTGTGTTCAATCCTTCTAACCATGATTACACACATGGATTTTTTCTTGCAGATGTTATCAAAACACATTTTCGTGAGGCTTCAAATATTACTTTCGACTGCTCTATTTCACATCGCAAGTCGTTTAGATACGGAGAGAACTTAATCGGTACTACTCACGGAGACGGAGCGAAACACGGAGACTTACCTCTTTTATTAGCTACTGAGTTCCCATTAGATTGGAGCTTAACCAAGCGTAGGTATGTTTATATACACCACATTCACCATAAGGAAAGCAAAGACTATCAAGGTGTCACTGTAGAATCATTGAGATCACCTTCAGGGGCAGACTCTTGGCATCACCGTTCAGGCTACCAACACGCACCAAAAGCTATTGAAGGATTTATACATCATAAAAATCACGGACAAGTTTGCCGAATTAGTCACCTATTTTAGTATATTTGTGACATATTCCATTTTCATAGCGTAAGAGCCTCTTTAATCGGAGGCTTTTTTGTTTAATACACTATACACAATCGGTTAAATTCCGACTAACTGCATGAATTTTCACAATTTATTAAGTATAATTCCTTTGCATTAAGTGTTTTTCACGTATAAAATAAGGGTAAAATCATATATATCATGTCATAAAATAATGGTAAAACCTTAAAACGTAAAAAAAGTTTGCTTCTGAAAGCCTTGTAAATACTACGATTTTAAAAATAATGTGAAAAAAGTTGTGAAAAAGTTTGGTAGGTTGTAAATAGTATCTATATTTGCATATAACCAATTAACAAAAACGCTATGAAAACTATCACAACAACAAAACAAGTTTGTAACTTAACAAAGGACAAAGAAACATTGATTTATGTTGATGGAACTCTGGTTATTAAGTTAACTTCTATCAATGGTAAAAAATCAGGCTACGATTCACGAGTTAAATTTTCAGTATTTAATTATGCTAATGATTTGGGTTTATCATATTGGAATAAAACCGCAAGAAGTATTAATCAAGTAATTGAATTTATTAATAAATAACGCTATGAAAACTTTTAAAATTGAATTTCAAGACATCGATAACAACGAACTATTTAGCAAGACTGATGAGTTTGTAAACTTAGAGAGTGCGCAAGCATACGCACAACTAATTATCGCAACATCAAATATCAATGATTTATTTACATTTCAAATCTTTGAACTTTAATTAATTGAGCTATGACAAAACAAGAAATTATCGACTTAATCAAGTCAAAAGAGCAGGAGGCTTATACTTATTTACAAGATTGCATTGAGAATTTTGGTTCTGATGATATATCAACTTTAAGAGCTTCTGCGATATGGTATGAGTTAAATACATTACTTGAACAAATTGAAGATGGAGAAGCTATTTAAAATCTATTACTTGCGTGAAGATAATACGACTCTTTATCGTGAAGTAAAAGCGTTTAGCTCGCACTTAGAAGCAGATGCTTACGCTAAATCAGAAGTAGAAAAAAACGATTTAATTTTTAACTATATAATTCAAATGCTATGAAAACAATTATTAAAGAATGGAGAATGTTGGAAGACTGCGACAAGGACTTATTTAAAGGAATTGGTCTTGCGTTATGTGGATTCGTGTTTTTGTTGTGGCTCAGTTCGACAAACACATATCCAACTAAAGTCGTAAAGACATATAACTCGCAAGTTAAACACCACGAGCAATCGCCAGTGCTACAAAAATACGGACTTCTAATAACTCGAAACGATGCAAAATAAATATCACTTCTATTGTACTGAGAAATGCGCTCACACACGAACTTTAGATGTTGAGGTTTACTCAGATGAAGATTTACTAATCGGTACTTTCGAGGTTCAGTTCTACTGGGATTTTATGGAAGACCAATACAAATACGATGTTACACTAATAAAATGGAATGAAGATGAAGAAGTCACTATTAAACAAGCAGACGAAGCCTATGAATCATTGTGCAGAAATGTTGACAATGAGTTCCATTGGTTCTACGATGAAATCAGAGAAGAAGAAAATAACCGATACGATGACGAAGACTTCGGCGATTTCGTTGGCTTCATTTAAAAACTATCAATTAGACAGATTTTGGACTTCGTTTAACTACGACCTTTATAATCGAATTTGTGAAATTAAAATGCAAGAGATATGAGATTTAAACTAACATACCAAATAGGACTCGTAGTAGTTCAAGAATGGATTTTTACAAGTGAGAGTTTAGCCTATTGGAAAAAGATGGACTTACTCGAATCAGGAAGATATAATGACGGAAAATTTATAGTTACACCATGTTAGATTTAGAAGAAGTAAAAAAAGTGATTGACGCATACGACTTGCGTAAACGTGATAGAAATAGACGAAAGGTTTATAATCGAATGTTCATGTACACAATGCTAAGAAAGCACAATTTCACGCTTAAATACATAGGTGAAATGTTCTGGCTTGATCATGCAACAGTCTTACATGGACTCAGACAAGCAGACAATTTAAAGAATGACTCAGTATATTTAAATACGACAAATGACCTAAGAGTACACTTTCAATTTGACTTGCTACCACAACGCTCTAAAGACAATCTTATTAAAGACATCTTAGCCTGTGAAAGCTACTGGCAAATGGTACAAATACAAAAAGACATAAAAGACGGAATATATAAATTCACTTTAAAGAAAACAAAATAAATTATTTATCGTTATATTTGTAGACGAGTTGGCTGGACACCATAAACTCTAAAGGTTTTATTGACCCTTGTATTGATTCACAAGTCCAGCCGTGATGATATGCAGGGGTTTTTTATTTACTAAATTTTTAAAAAATGGTTAAAAAAGAAGTTTATGAAACTTTAAGTGAGGACAGGTTAGAAATTACAATTGGAAATCACACAGGAAGATTGCTATTAATCGGAACAGGAGATGGAATTTTATTTGAAAAAGAAGAAGTAGCAGATTTAATTCAGATTCTAAAAGATTATTATGAGCGGATGGATTAAAATACACCGAAAGTTTTTAGAGTGGGAATGGTTCAATAAATCTGAGGCAGTTCACTTGTTTATGTATATGCTTTTAAAAGCTAACCACAAGGATGGAAAGTGGCAAGGTGTGGAAGTAAAACGAGGTCAGTTCATTTCGTCTTTAGGTAACATTTCTAACGCTACTGGTATATCAATTCAGACAATTAGAACAATTTTGAAAAAGTTAGAAAAGACAAACGAAATTGAATTAAAATCAACAAGCCAATTTACTATTGTAACTATCTCAAAATATGATTGTTACCAAGATGAAAATGATAACACTAACAAGCCGCTAACAAACAATCAACAAGCGGCTAACAAACAACTAACAACTAACAAGAAAGAAAAGAAAGAAAGAATGTTATTTATAGTGCCTTCACTTCAAGAAGTTTCGGCTTATTGTCATGAAAGAAATAATAACGTAGATTCGCAAAAGTTCTTTGACTTCTATGAATCAAAAGGATGGATGGTAGGTAAAAACAAAATGAAAGACTGGAAAGCAGCAATTAGAACATGGGAAGATAAATCTAAATCTAATCAAGTAGAAGAACCTAAAGAATTAATTTTAGCACGTAAATTAGGACTATGTTAACTAAACAAGGAGATGCACTACAATACCTATTGGATGTGAGAGATGGTAAAATCAAACAAGGACTCGGACTTGACTGCTTCTTAGATGAGCATTTAAGATTCAAGCCTAAGCAACTTAACATAATCTTAGGACACGATAACGTTGGTAAGACGTATTGGATTAATTGGTATTTTCTTGCACTTGCACTAAAACACGGAATAACATTCTGCATATGGTCAGGAGAGAACCAAAAAGGTCAAATCCTACGAGATATGATTCAAATGTACAGAGGTAAGCACTTTAGTAAACTAAGCCATTCACAAATTTCGAGTGATTTAGCTTTCTTAGAGCAATACTTTATGTTTATTGATAATTCAAAACTATACAAACCAGATGAGATTCTTGAGCTATTTAAAAAGAGTGGAGCAAATGTAGGATTGATAGACCCATTTACAGGACTTGATCGCGAGATGTCATTTGCAGGTAACTACGAATTTATGAATAGAGCAAGACAATTTGTTAATCAGACTGGAATGACAATCTACATAAACACGCATCCTAATACTGAATCAGGAAGAACGGGTAACTTATACCAAGATGGCGAATGGAAAGGTCATTTAAAACCACCGCTTAAAGACCATATCGAGGGCGGTAAGGCATTCTTGAATCGATGTGACGATATGTTTGTAATACACCGACTAATCAAACACGAAACAATGAAACTAATAACATGGGTAGGTGTAGAGAAAGTTAAGGACACGGAAACTGGCGGAAAGCATACGGCATTAAACGAGCCAGTGTATTGTAATTTTAATTCAGGAATCGGATTCACAATAAACGGAATAGACCCTTTAGAAAATTACAGACCTAAAGAAATTCAAACACAATTGAAAGACGGTGAGATGTTAAGCACATCAGAGAAACTTCGTAGATTTAACAATTTTTAAGCTATGGATATTTGGTTACAAATAATAACAGTAAAGTCAAACCTTTGGGCTATTCAACAACGACTAAAAAACGGAAGAGAAAAAATAGAGAAAGAAAGACCCGATAAGTTAGATTATATTGAAGGAAGTAAAAAAAGCGAACTACAAATAAACGAAGCAGAGGAACTAATCACTAATCTTGAATCAATAATTAAACAATCTGGAAGAGATAACCACGCTTTAATCATAAAAAACTTAGAACTTCAAGCAGAAGTAAAACGACTAAAAGACGAAATCAAATACAATGGAATCGAACTATGAAACAAAAAGATGCTTTAGATGTAAAAAACTCAAAACCATCGACAAATTCAAAGTCAATGGAAGACATCACAAAATACCAAGCGACAAAGGAAGATGCATTGTATGTATCAAATGTGAACGAGCAAGAGTATTGTCTGAACTATGGGCTACACGATATGACTTCGAGCAACGACAATTTGTAGTACACCGATTCAAAAACAAGAATCAAGCACGTAATTTTTTAAAAACCGATAAATAATAAACAATGACAAAAGAACAAAAACTCGTAGCCTTAACGGCATTCCTACCAGTATTGGCAGACTTTATTGAGGATTTAAATGATCAGTCTATTTTCAAAAGAGCATTAAAAAACAAAGCGAACATGCTAATTGATGAAATCAGAAAGACTGACGAACTAATTTTACGAATAGACGAATCAAACAGAGAGCAGATTTTTAACGAACAAATTGACTTACAATTAGCCTTTCGTCAATGGATTGAATCTAATATTAAATTCTGATGACACGTTGCAAGAACTGCAAGGAGAAGTTTGAGCCTATACGATTCAATCAAAAATACTGCTTAAAAGATGAGTGCATACGTGCTTTTGTAGCCGAAACAAAAGAGAAGACTTGGAAGCAGACGAAAACACGAATGAAAAACGAACTGAAAACCACTTCAGATTGGATGAAGGAAGCCCAAAAGGTATTCAACACCTACATAAGACTTAGAGATAAATCTCAACCTTGTATTAGTTGTGGTTTAAAACTCGGGGATAAGTACGATGCTGGACATTATTTTAGCACGGGTGGACATAAGTCAGTAACATTCAACGAAGATAATGTACACGCTCAATGCGTAACCTGCAACCGATATAAGCACGGCCATCTCATATCTTATAGGGAAAATTTAATAAAAAAAATAGGTTTTGAAAGATTTGAAAATTTAAGTGATAAATCTCAAGAAATCAAAAAATATTCTATAGATGAGTTAAAATTGTTAATAACTGAATACAAGCAAAAAACAAAAGAGTTAGAAAAATAGCTATATTAGCATTGTAGAGTTACGGCTACATTGAAAACATTTTAAGTCCTTAGCGTGAGTAGAGTCCGTAACCTCGAAAGCGTTAAGGCTTTTTTATTTTATGGAAATTTGGAAAGATGTTATTGGATATGAGGGTTTATATCAAGTATCTAATTATGGAAGAGTTAAAGCACTACCAAAATTAAAACATGCAAATAAAGGTTGTTATATTACAAAGGAAATAATACTAAAAGCTGGTATTGATTGTGGGTATAAAAAAGTAGTTCTAACTAAGAATGGATTGAGGTCAACAAAAAAAGTACATCGTTTAGTTGCTTCCGCATTTTTAGGTGATAAAAAAGACTTATGTGTAAATCACATAGATTCAAATAGGTCTAATAACAATGTAAATAATTTAGAGTGGGTTACTCATTTAGAAAATATTAGACACGCAAGAGCAAATAATAGATATCCAAAACTCATAATGAGTGAGAATCTAAAAAAGATACTAAAGGAAAAAAATGCAAAGAAAGTATTATGCACAAAAACTAATATAATTTACGATTCAGCAACAGAAGCATCGGTTGAACTTGGTATTAAAAGGTCAACACTAATACACTACCTATTGGGAACGAGAAAAAATACAACATCATTAAAATATTTATAAAAAAAAGTACAACGAATTGAAATAATCTATATCTTCGTATAAAATAAACGCTATGAAAAATCTATTTAAATCGTTGGCATCATTCCAACAAGAAGTTCCTGTAATTCACAAAGCCACTCAAGGCTATGGGTATTCTTACGCAGATTTACCCAAGATTTTTGAGGTAATCAACCCAATACTAAAAAAACACGGACTTGGATTCACTCAGCAACTAACCAACAACGAAGGACAAAACTGCTTAAAGACTGTAATCTTTCACGAGAGTGGAGAATACATGGAATCTGAGTGTATGATTCATTACGTTCAGCTTAAGGGCATGAATGATTATCAAGGATTCGGATCAGGTGTAACTTATTACAGACGCTATGCTTTGAGTTCTGCACTTGGATTAGTAACAGACAAAGACACGGATGCAAGCGGAGAGCAAGTTAAAACACTTCCTACAATGGACAACAAACGCTTTCAATCTGCTCTAAAAGCAATTCAAGATGGTTCTTATACTCGTGAAAAGTTAGAGTCTGCGTTCAAATTAACTGATGGGCAAACCGATATACTTAACGCACTATGAAGACTCTCAAGATTCGATGTTCTGCCATAGGTAAAATCATGGCTACACCACGAGCAAAAGGCGAATTACTTAGCCAAACTGCTAAAAGTTACATACATGAACTTGTATTAGAGGACAAATACGGCATTAGAAAGGAGTTTTCAAGCCGTTACACGGACAAAGGTAACGCAGTTGAAGATTTATCTATCTCACTTGTCAATGATGTCTTAGACGTAAAATTTATCTACAAGAACGAAGAATACTTTGAGAACGATTGGATTAAAGGAACGCCTGACGTAAACACGGAAGAAATACTTTTAGACGTGAAATCAAGTTGGGATGCTACTACCTTTCCGTTTTTTGATACAGAGATACCTAACAAAGATTATTTCTATCAACTTCAAGGTTATATGTGGCTAACAGGAAAACAACAGTCAATGCTTTGCTACTGCCTTGTAGATACTCCGATTGATATGGTTGAAGACGAAATCCGCAGAGCCCATTGGAAGTTACACAAGATTGAAGAGGACTTAGACTTGCGAGAGGAGATTCTGCGTAAACACGAATTTAGCCAAGTGCCTAAAAACCGAAGAGTAAAAGTATTCTACGTACAAAAAGACGAAGCAGTCATCGAACAAATTAAAGAGAAGATAGAGTATTGCCGTGAGTATTATAACGCCTTAATGAAATTCTTATGAACATAACACACGACCAAGATAAACCAGTAAAAGTCGAAGACCCAATTGTACTAAAAGTAATGAGCAAGTTTTATTACCGCTCACAACGAGGAATTGAGAAGTACGGTACAATGTTAACACGAACTGATTTAAGTGCGTTAGAATGGCTTAATCACGCTCAGGATGAAGCGATGGACTTCTGCCTGTACTTGGAGCGTTTGAAGCAAGAAGTAAAACAATTTAAACAAGGATAAGGGGTAAAAATTGCCACATATCTAAACACGAAATGTAAAACCTTTAAACAACAAGAACAATGAATACAGCAGTAGAATATTTAGAAAGTGTTGAGGTTGATAAGTTTGCTAAAGATAGTATTAAACATAGATACAATAGTTATGGTGAAAACACAACTTCAGAAACTCAAAAATTAGATACAATTTATGGATTTAAACAAGGATTCCAAAAAGCAATTGAATTACTTAAACAAAAAACAATGAAAGAGAAAGACTTAGATTACTTCAAGCAAAATGCAGAAGAAGATTATATCAAAACACCAATTAGTGTGTTAAGGTATATCACAGAACTAGAGCAAAAAATAGAAGAACTAACTAAACAACAAGAACAATGAAAACAAAATTTTTACAAAGTGTAGAGAGATACACAAAAGAACAAGAAGGAAAAACTGGATACAAGGCTATTTATAGCAATGGTTTGGATTTTCAAACATTATTCTTCCAAATTAAAAACGGAGCGGATGTTATTAACATTCCCTCAATTATTAACTCAGTTCAAACAATAGATGATTTAGAAGCTATTGGAGCAGAACTTTAAACCAACAACAACAATGAAAACAGCAGTAGAAAAAATAATTGCAGAAATAGACAATGAAGTTGACTTTTTAAAAACGCATCAGTATATATCAGAAGTACGTGGCAGAATGATTGGTTTAGCATTTGCAAAAAGAGTTGCATTAGAACTAAAAGAATTAGAGAAAGAGTATATAGTTAATGCACATTATCAAGGATATAGACCTTCTATTGGCACTACAGAAATATCAGAACAATACTACAACGAAACCTTTAAAAAAACAAGAACAAATATGACACCAAAAGAAAAAGCAGAAAAGTTATTTACAAAATATGTATTTAAAGGAGCTGAAACTAAACAGATTGCCATAGAATGCGCATTGATTGTAGTTGATGAAGTAATTGAAAGTAGAAAGGATGACAAGCACTTTGATGATAGGGAATTTGCAAAATCAAGTGATTACTTCACACCTCATCCAATGGGTTTAACATATTGGACACAAGTAAAACACGAAATCAATAACCTTTAAACAACAAGAACAATGAATACAGCAGTAGAATGGCTAATGGAGGAACTACAAAAACACGGTTCGGGAGCAGTAAGAACATTTGGAGATTTGTTTGAACAAGCCAAAGAAATGGAGAAGCAACAGATTGTTAAGGCTTACAATGAATCATTTGTATTAAGAGACAAGCCATACGCAACTGCAGAAAAATACTACAACGAAACCTTTAAACAAGAACAATGAAAATAGAAATAACCCACTACGGACATAAAGCAAGCTACGAGTTTGAACACGAAGATGTGGAACTTGAGGACTTGCTTTACTACATCGAGCAGTTGATTCGATTGACTGGATATTCAATCAACGGAACATTAGAAATAGTAAAAGACGAAGAATGATACTATCAATCACCGCACTTTTAATAAGCATATTAACATTAGCTTTTCAGATATATATAAATCGTGAAGAAAACAATAAGTTAGATGAGTATATTGAAAACGAAAGAAATCTAAGAAAAAATAGACTCATAAAAATGATGCAAGATGATGCTAAAGATGGTTTATACCAAGATGATGAAATAGTAATCGAAAACAAAATCAAAGGAAGTGTATTCCTTAACCCTAAAAAACAAGAACAATGAAAGAAGAAGATAAGGAATATATAGCCGCACTATCGACAATTTTTTTAGTTGGTGTAGTAGTATTGACATTAATAGTTGCATTTATTAGTAAATTTTAAATAAGTAAACATGGAAAAGAAAAACAACTCAGGAGCAATTTTTAAGAATAAACGAAAGGAAAAAGACACGCACCCAGATTATCGAGGTAACGTAGTAGTAAACGGAAAAGAAATGGAAGTAGTAATGTGGGTAAAAGAATCTAAATCAGGAGAAAAATTCTTTTCGGTAGCATTCAGCGAGCCATATATCGCACCAGAAAAGATGGAAAGCAAACCTTTTATTAACGATGATCTCCCCTTCTGATGCACATAAATAACGAAGAACTTCGATGGGATATTTTAGAACTTCTGAAAACACGAACTAAAAATCAAATCGTGCAAGAGATAAAAGCAACAAACGAAAAGTTCCACCAATTCCAAATAGACAACTTCATACAAGGAAAAGACGTAACACTATCCACATTAAAAAAGTTAGACGTCTATAATTACAAGCAAAAACACCTACACTAAGTAAATAGCCTCCGTAAAAAGAGGCTTTTTTATTTTATTTACGTCTTGATTAAAAATTAATCATACATTTGTTTAGATTTTAATCTATGGATAAAGTAACTCAACTTGCAAAATGCCACAAAGAATGGGTAAGAATAGTCAATTCTTTCGGTAATGATTTCTTAGCTGAAGACATTGTACAGGAAACATACATCAAACTTATTCGTTTAAATCAAATAGATAAGGTTGTGCCTAACGACATTAATCGTGGCTTGATGTGGTTATCATTGCGAAGCGTATATATAGACCATTTAAGAGGAATTAAAAGCGAAAGAGTAGGATTGGAAAACGTAAAGGAATTAATGCAAGAAGAATCGGAGTTAGATAAATACGAATCACTTGAGGAAATACACAGACGTATCGAATCAGAAATAGATAAATGGCATTGGTATGATCAAAAGTTATTTAGGATATATAAAGACGAATTAAAACCAATGCGTCAAATCGCAAAAGAAACAGATATCAGCCTTACTTCTATTTTTCACACTATTAAAGGATGTAAAGAAAAACTACGTGAAGCATTAGGAGAAGACTATGAGGATTTTATTAATGAACAATTTGAATTGATATAATATGGCAAAAAGAAAAGCAACAGGATTAGGTGATACAATTGAACAAATCACAGAAGCAACAGGAATTAAAAAATTAGTTGAGTTCGTAGCTGGAGAGGACTGCGGGTGCAATGAGCGAAAGAAAAAACTAAACGAGTTATTTCCTTACCGAAACACGAATTGCCTAACGGAAGAAGAATACAATTGGCTTAATGAAACAAACGTACTAAGCCAACAAACATTCAAACCAAGTGAGCAAACACAACTAATTAAGATTTACAATCGAGTATTTAACTTACGACAAGAACCGACTTCATGTTCTTCATGTTTTCGTGAGATTGTTCTCAAGATGAAAGCAGTATTAGCAGAATACGAAAAATGAGATACTATCTTTTAGACTACGGCAAAGATATGTTGAGTTATGCTCACACATTATCGAAGAGGCTACGTGAAGACGGACACCACTTAATCGAATACTTTACAGATGCCGATGGTCTTTTATGCTTAGAAGAAATATCAGAAGACGAATTTTTAGACCACTTTAAAAAAGTAAAAGATGCCTATACCCAATCCTAACTCAGGCGAAGATAAAAACGAATTTATAAAACGATGTATGTCCGACTCAAAAATGGTAAGTGAGTACGACATTGATCAACGATTTGCAGTGTGCCAAGATGCTTACAAACTTGCAGCAGCTAAAATATCATTTGACTACGATGACACGTTCTCTACTCAAAAAGGATTTGATAAAGCAGTAAGTCTAATCGAAGACGGAGCAGATGTATATATCATTTCAGCACGAGGAGAAAAAGACGGAATGTTACCAAGAGCAAAGAAAGCAGGGATACCTGATTCAAGAGTTTACGCTACAGGAAGCAACAAAGAGAAGGTAGCTAAAGTAAAAGAGCTTGGAATTGAAATCCACTATGATAACAACAAAGACGTAGTAAGCCAGCTCGAAGGTATCGGAAGATTATTTACATAAACACGAATTAACAAATGGCAAAAGTAGGAAGACCAAGAATACTAAATAGTCCTGATGAACTATACGAACTATTCGAAAAATATAAGAGAGAAATAAAAGCCAACCCAAGAATCAAAAGCGTATTCGGTGGTAAGGAGTTTGAAGAACGTGCAGAGCCACTTGAAAGACCTTTAACACTTGAGGGATTTGAACTTTTTTGCTACGAAGAAATCGGATGTGTAGAACAATATTTTAAGAATGCGGATAAAAGATACAACGAGTATATACCCATCTGCTCACGTATAAGAAAAGCAATCAGACAAGACCAAATAGAAGGTGGTATGTGCGGACAATACAATCCATCAATCACCCAACGATTAAACGGACTAACTGAGCGAGTAGAAAATACAGTAGTAACTGAGCAACCACTATTTAATTTTAATGTTTCAGGTAACAACGGCAATACGGAAAATCTATAATCTCCAAAAGCGAGTAAAGATAATTCAAGGAGGAACAAGTGCGGGTAAGACATTTGGGATACTACCTGTACTAATTGACAAGTGTGCTCGTGAAAAAGGCTTAGAGGTTTCGGTAGTCGCTGAGACAATACCTCATTTGCGAAGAGGTGCGCTAAAAGACTTTCTAAAGATTATGCGTTGGACTGGTAGATATGTAGAATATAGATTCAATGCAACGCTACTCAGATACGAATTTGCCAACGGAAGTTCAATGGAGTTTTTCTCCGCTGATAACGCATCTAAACTTCGAGGAGCAAGGAGAGATATCTTATATATCAACGAGTGTAATAACGTAACCTTTGACGCTTATCTTGAGCTTTCCATTCGTACAAAGAAAGAAGTTTACTTAGACTTTAACCCATCGAATGAGTTTTGGGTACATACTGAACTAAAAGACGAACCAGACGCAGACTTTATCATACTAACCTACAAAGACAACGAGGCATTAGACGAAAGTATTGTAAAACAGATTGAAAAGAATAAGGAGAAAGCAGCTACGAGTTCTTATTGGTTAAATTGGTGGAATGTATATGGACTTGGTGAGATAGGTATGCTTCAAGGCGTAGTGTTTAGCAATTGGAAAGAGATTGATACAATACCTGACGATGCACGATTGGTAGGTATAGGACTTGATTTCGGTTACACGAATGATCCAACGTCAGCTATTGAGGTGTATAATTGGAACGGAAAGCGAATTGTAAACGAGATTGTTTATCGAACAGGAATGCTTAACTCGGACATTGCTAAGATACTTCCGACAGGAGTTACTATCTATGCTGATTCGTCAGAGCCTAAATCAATAGACGAAATCAGACGCTACGGAAAGACGATTAAAGGAGTAACTAAAGGTAAAGATTCAATAAAATACGGAATTGATGTAATGCAACGCCAAGAGTATTTAGTTACAAAGCAGAGTACAAACCTCATCAAGGAGTTGAGAAGCTATTGTTGGGATGTAGACAAACACGGAGTAACACTAAATAACCCCGCAGGAGGAAATGACCACGCTATAGACGCGCTTAGATACCACGAGATGGAGAATCTCGGCTTAAATTCAAACTATGGACAATACGCAATCAGATGATTTGCCAATGATGAAAGCCGTAATAGAGGACTACATCTACGACAAGACAGGTAAACGAGTGAAGATAGTGTTTGACGATGCTTTTAAAATCAGGCTACATGCTCAGATGTTGACGAATGC